CGATTTCCCAGAACCGTTGATGATGCCTAGGACGATTACGAATTTCTGGGATGTCCCATAAATACTATGGCATTTTTGCAACACTTTCGGAGTTATCCACAACTAAATTCAAATTATTGCAATTATTCGTTTGACGATTTGGTTTGCCCTATATAGGTGTCTGGCCACGGCAACAAAACAAAGGAACGAACAAATGAAAAGCTACATTGTTGAATTCTACTTCTCGGACTGGACATTCGCCGGTGCCGAAGACTTCAAGGCTCCGGAAGGGCTGGACGTTGAGGACGTCGCAGTTCTGGCCAGTGCCGACTACACCGGCTATCAGATAGATAGTCGGGACGTCATCGTCGGGGGTATCCAGCCCCGGCAATCGCCAACCACCGCATCCTGAAAGGACGAAACAATGCGAAGGCATTTGACCGACGAGAACGAAACTGCTATTACTGAAACCTCCACAACCGAGAAAGGAACCAAGACTATGGAAACGAAAGACATCAACAGGGCACTGCGACGGTTCGCCAAAACTGGCAAGGTACATGCCGAAGAAAAGGTCAATCAGGTATATCTCCCGCTGGCGGAGAAGCTGATCTACTGGACCGCCGGAAAAGGTACCGATAAAATCTGGCCAAACGGTTCTCTGACCGATGCCGATATCAACAATTCGGAAGACTTGCAGGATATCTTTGTCAGACTATCCAAAGCCGAACGGTCCGAGATTGTCCGGGAAGTCAAGTTTGTCTGGCAAAACTATGACGCCATCCAAGACTACGTAGCCGAACATGGATGGGCATCTATCGGATACATTCGGAAGCAGATTACCAAAAAGGATAAACCTGCCAAGGATACCGCCAAGGATGCCGACACTGGCGACACTGGCGAGGATGCCGGGGAGGATACTACCCCCACCATCAAGGACGTGGCATACTTCGCCGACAAGCTGGCCAGTCTCATAAATGAGGCAAAAGCCGAAGGTATCTCCCTGAAAGATATCATCGGCCACACTAAGGCTATGTCCAACGTAGCCTAACAATCCAACCCATCGATGGGCTACTAGGTATCCGCCTAGTATGCCCATTGGCGGGGGGAGGTTTTTACCGATAGGATTATATAATTCTATCCGTGAAAATCTGGGATATCCCAAAAACCGAAAGGCAAGAACGATGGCACGAAAACAAAAACCAAATTATAGCGATATACATCCCAAAATATTGCTATCCACTCGCACCAATTGGCAGGATGTAAGGCATCCCGTTGATACGGAAAGGCTGGACGCTGCACGGTTGGCACATAAACAATCGGTATACGTTCAGGAAATGCGGGACGAATGGTTTAACAGTCAACGCAAACGGGACGAACAGGCCCTGATAAACCGTGATCTTGATTTGTTATCCGAGTTATGCTAGGTTTAATCAACATTGGAAATCTGGGATGTCCCAGAAAACATGAAAGGAAATAAAATGACCAAACAAGAAGCAGAATTTATCAAGACTAAACTGGAAATCATGCTGACCATGTATGTGGCAGGAAGGCAGGAAATTGCGGAGCAGTCTTTCCGTGATATAATTCTGAAACTGAATGCCGCTATAGATGGGGAGGAATAACATGACAAAGACAATCAAAATCGCTGGCGTTATATCCGCCTTCCTAGCCGTAACATGCGGCCTGATATCCCTGATGGTGATCGGTCCAGAACACTTCGGATTGATACCGCAGATAGGGTTGACAGCGGGAAGCGTGTTAGGTATGGTGGCATTTGCCGCATGGATGGCAGAAGACATGATGTAAAATCTGGGATGTCCCAGAAAATTGAAAGGAAAACCAATGTCTATAGATTATGTTTCAGATATTGAGTACAAAATATGGAGAGTTTTAGGTACTCAGTACAAATCATGGTTGGATAAACTGACCGTGGAACAGCGTAACGAACTTAACAGGCGGATTGCGGAAGGCATTAAAAATAAAGATGCCTTTACCACCGACGCCGATGTGCGTTACTTTGAAACCGAAGATTATCTGGAGGAAATAAATGAAAACGTATAGAGTATCATGGAGAAAAGGCAGGCGTATAGGTGCTATTGGTATAGACTATCCCGATAGTGTAATAGTGCAAGCCAATAGCCCTTATGATGCACATATGAAAGCATATGATACGCACGAACATTTAATGTTTGTAGATGTAACAGAAATGGATGAAAGCAATGTTTCACATTACGCCTAAATCAAAGAACAGCAAGGTAGGACCAATGGCGGTCACTACCAGCACTGCGACAACTTGTCCCACTGCGTGTCCGTTCAAAGATAATGGATGCTATGCGGACAGTGGACCGCTGAAGCTGCACTGGCTCAAAGTCACCGAAGGTAAGCGTGGCGACGATTGGCCTACATTTCTTGACAAGATCAAAGACCTGCCCACTGGTAGCAAGTGGCGACACAATCAAGCTGGTGATCTGCCGGGTGATACAAAAGACCTTGACAGTACCAAATGTGTCGATCTTGCCAAAGCTAATGAAGGCAAACGTGGGTTTACATACACACACTATGACGTATTGGACAACTTCCAGAATGCCATAACTGTCAATATTATGAATAACTTAGGCTTCACTGTTAATGTGTCTGCCAACAATCTTGATCATGCAGACAAGCTATGCGACATGGACATAGCTCCGGTGGCAACAGTATTGCCTATTGAACAGACAACCAATACCGTGACTCCGAAAGGCAGGAAGGTGGTGGTATGTCCTGCAACGTACAAGGATGACGTATCTTGTGCAGACTGTATGCTATGCGAGAAGCGTGATCGTAAAGTTATCGTGGGCTTCCCTGCTCATGGTACAAGTAAGAAGAAAGCTGCTATGGTAGCGGCTGGATAAAATCTGGGATGTCCCAGAAAATTGAAAGGACCAAACCAATGACCAACATGAATCCCGACTACATCAAGTACGAAACCGGATACTGCAACTGTCGTGATGATCTGGTGAACAAGCTGGTGCATAAGTATGTGCCAATGGGCAGCATCATCAAAACAGAACAGGGCGTGATCCGTGATCGTGGCATTGCCCGACGTGACAGGAGTAATGCCCTTGTGAGTGGCAAGCGTGTAACTCTGAAGGAAACCATGCGTGTGGAGTGGGTGATCTATGTACGTGAGTTGCGACAGAAACAGTACACACAGAGCGCACCTATTGAAGTCCTGCATGTGGCGTAAAAACGTCTTAGTAATGATGGAGAATTGACATGCCTGAGTTTGAACAGATGGTTGACAAGTACCTCTCTATGGGGTATAGTCTTGCCGATGCTGAAGAATACGCAACAGAAGATTGGAAGCAAAATGAAGAAAGTTATTCATATAAACCAGCACGTTATCAAGAGCAACGCCAAGCGTGGTGAACGTGAGCCAGTGATAACCGTGAAGACATACAAAGATAATAACTATGCCCATGAAGTTTATGTTGACGGACCATGTAAAATAGTATATAGTCCTGACAAGCCACTGAGTTGTGGCGCTAAAGTGTGGATCGAAACCGAAGCAGAGGTAAAGATAAATGAGTAACCATGAAAACGAAATGCTGAAAGAACAAATCTTTGACGAATGGCTGGAGCATCTGGAGTTGTTTGTTGGGTGGCCGAAAGGCGATCCTGAAACCTACAAAGAAGCTGCACGTAGAACCGAAGAAGAATGGGAAAGGATGAACTAATGAACGGACTTAGAATACATAATGTAGAGAACATCAAAGTAAAATCAGTAGACTTTGAGACCTTCAAAACTGTAACCGTGACTGTTACAGATAGAGATAACAAAGGCTTTGAATTAGAGTTGTTTACAGATAAAGATTTCGTACCTAATCTGGAGATAGAGTATGTCCACGATTGATTTCGTAGAGGTAGAACTTGGTGGTGACAAGTGGAAGATATCGTGGGACTATAGCCGACGCAAGAAGGTTAAGACCACAGGCGAAAAGGCTGGTCTTATGTACACGATATATTCTCTGACAGAGTTGACGCCAGCACAAGCAAATGATATAGCTATGATGCAGCTTGAATGGTTAAAGAGGGATCAGGTCTATGTTATCTAAACAGGACTATGCAGATGGCTAAGGTTGTAGACTTTGTTGAAATAGAACTGGCTGGCGATGTTTGGACAATCTCATGGGATACATGCAGAACTAATTGGGTGAGAACAAGGGGTAAAAAATATGGCCTTGCAATGGCAGAGCAACATATGTCTATAAAAAGATTGACTCCCTCTCAAGCATATGATATCTCTATAAGACAGTTAAATCGTTTAAAGTGTTGTATAGATAAGGGGATGATTAAAGATGTTGAGTAAACAGGAATGGGATGAACTGCAACAGTTATCCTACGATGTGATGCCAAAGTGGTGGTATGATAAAGAGCAACGTGATGCAAACTATGAAGCATACGTGAAAGGATGTGAAGAATGGCAAGAAAAGGAAAGCAAGGGTTGGGGAAGTCCAAGCGTGGACATGGAGTGAGGAGAAATCTGGGACATCCCAGAAATCCGCAAGCCAAGGTATTGGAACATGCCCTGTACCGTAACCGCATTCTTCCTAACAAGAAGAAGGATGTTAAACCGGAGATTGAACAATGAACATATTCTATCTACACAAAGACCCAAAGACATGCGCTGAGATGCACTGCGACAAGCATGTGGTCAAGATGGTCTTGGAATATGCACAGCTACTCAGCACGGCGCACCGTGTACTGGATGGCGACGAGTGGGCAGACAAGGCGCAGCTATACAAAGCAACGCACAAGAACCACCCGTCCGCTATCTGGGCCAGAGAGTCGGCAGGTAATTATTTCTGGTTGAATAAATTGTTTCAGCAACTATGTAAGGAGTACACCAAACGGTATGGAAAAACACACGCCACCCAATTCAAATTAGCCAACAACTTATGTGTGTTACCAAACTCTTTGAACACAGGCTATGAGGGTGTGGAGACAGGTTTCACAGAGCCACCACAGTGTATGCCTGACCACTGTAAGGCGGAGGGTGATTCCATCATGGCATATCGAAACTACTACATCAGAGAGAAGTCATACATGGCACGTTGGAACTTTACACCGGAGCCAATCTGGTATACTATTGGCATGGCAGCGGAGGCAGCATGAACGCATGGTATGATATAATAGAGGAACAAGAATATGGAAATGAAAGTTTTCGATCAGGTCTACAACGAACTAACGCTGCTACAACAGGAGGACAAGGACGACCTAGAAATAGCCGAACAGTCTTTGATGGCGGCTATGGTTTTTACTATGACTAATGCACCGTCCGCTCTGAACGGATTGTGCTTGATTTCCAACACGTTTAATGGTATACTTGCAGAGTACACATTAAAAGATATCCAGATGAAAGGAGAATAACTATGAGTATTCCTCAGTTTAAGGACGTTACAGATGTGCAAAAGTTTCTTCGTCATGGTGGTGACGAGTGGTACCTCCCAATGGTGGAGGAGTACATGGAACTTATTGCCATTGACACAAAGCCAGAGGAAATTGACATTGAAGAACTAAATGGCTGGATTGAGAACGAAGTCCTATGCTTTGAACAAGGATATATGGATTGGAACAATGAATACTATTGAAGCGGTAGAGGAGACACTGGAACTACTAAGCCAACTTCAGTTGAATGGTAGCGTAACTATGACTAACAGCGACAAAGTGTCGCAGTGTATACAGCAACTAGAACAAATTCGTTTCAACCTAAAGATGAAAGAGAACCAAAATGTTTAATCATGATGTACTTAACTTTCGTGTAGAAAAGTTTGACCTTGGTGCGTTCAATCCTAAGACATCAAAGGATGGATGGATTGATCCCTCACTGGGTGTCGGTCTTCGCCGCACCGATAGCGGAGAACCAATAGCTATTGTGTCTGATAGCTATGAGCCTGTACAATATCTTGATATCGTGGAGAACCTTGAAGAGTCAATCCGTATGTCTGGTATTGATCTTGATGGGGCCGAGTTTCAAACCAATGTGATTGGCAACGGCGAACAGCTAGAACTTACTGCCAAGTTCAATGCCGAAGCTGCAACCATAGATGGAAAGAATGATACGGTCACGCCACAGTTCAAGTTCCGTACCAGCCACAACAGGACATGGGCTAACAACGGGATGATGGGATACTTTCGTTCCGCATGTTATAATACTCTGGTTGACGGCAACAAGCTGGCTTACGTCTATGGCCGTCACTCCAAGAACTTCTCTGTGCCGAGTTTTGCAAGTAAGATCAGGGCAGCATCGGACTATATCTCCAACGCCGGAATAAACAAGATGCACCGCTGGTATCAAACGCCTGTGTCCAGAGATCAGGCTATCAATTTGTTTAGCCGTACACTGGCAAAGCGTCTTGATAACGTGACCAAAGCACAGGTGCCTAACAAGGTGATGCTGTCCAACCTGATGAAAACTTTTGACGAGGAGAACCGTCACTTGATTGGGCGTGGTAACTATGAGAAGTATGGAGAACGCACGGAAGGTACTCTCTGGACTGCGTATCAGGCAGCCACGGCATGGTCTACCCATGTGCCGAAGCCTAACACACGGGTCTTCCGTGAAGACAAGGTACGGAAGATGATGGACTCAACTCACTGGAAAGAACTGGAGGAAGCAGCATGACTGACCTACAAAAGCTAAAAAAAATTAGATACATCTTGGAAGAAGAAGAATACAGCCGAGCAAATGTGCTGGAAATTCTGCATGTTATTGACAAGATGATAGAAACAAAAACCAAGAAGGGTAAGGCTGTCAAGTCACGCCCTGCTGCCGCCAAGAAAGCACCCAAAAAGAAAGCACCTGAAATGTTTTCTTGGGAGTGGTGGATTTCATAATGGCAAAGAAGTCTGACAACAAGTACGACCCGACAGAACGTCGGATCAAGAAACGTACATCAATAGGGGCGGGACATCTATCCCGTCCCAAAAATAAACACAAGAGACTAAACTGGAAAAAGTATAGAGGACAAGGACGATGACCTTTGATTTTATAAGAATGCTTATCGGCGCTCTTCTGGGTGGAGCAATATAATGGGATATATTATAACTCAATCAGAAGACGATATCGTTAAAGACCTAGATAGTATTGATGCAATGATTGATCAGAACGGAGAAAAGGTGTATGTGTTTCAGGAGTACGAAGATGCAGTAGCTTATCTGATGTGTCATGGTATACGAGAATTATCTACAGGTTTTCCCTTTAATATAAAGATAGAGAATTTACAATGAGTTTTATCAAACTTATCATCTTTAACTTCCTAGTTGGTGTGGTAATTATTTATGCTTCACATGCAAAAGCAGATAACCTTTCATGTCTGGCAGAGGCAGTGTACTTTGAGGCAAGGTCTGAACCGTTCGTTGCACAACTTGCTGTTGCTAATGTTGTTCTGACAAGGGTGGAGTCACCCCGCTATCCAGACAGCATCTGCGATGTGGTGCATCAAGCTAAGAAGTGGAAGGGTAAACCAATACGAAACAAGTGCCAGTTCTCGTACTGGTGTGATGGTAAGCCAGAAACTATAGCCAATGTTGATGCGTATCAGGAGTCAGTCAGCGCAGCAGAACTTGCCTTGCAGGGTGTGATACTTAGTCAGACAGGTGGTGCCACGCACTATCATGCTGCCTATGTCACCCCCTACTGGGCAATGGACGAAGAGTTTATGGTGCTGGGTCAGATTGGTGGTCACATCTTTTATGTTGACACCCGTAACTAAAAGGAGTATACTGTGTCAGATAAAAAGTTACAGTCAGCTTGGGAAACTCTTAACACTCATGTTAAACAACTTAAAGCTAGAGTAAGAGAACAGGAAAATACTATTAAAGAACTAAGAGAAGAAGTGGCACGACTAAGACAAACAGAGGCAAACACTAAATGGGTGGAACACGATGACAAAAGTTTACGACTTTGAGTGGCACCGATTACAGAAAGAAGATGTTCTGAGAAAAAGTCTTGGGTATTCTGAAGATGTGTGGGAGTTAATGAAAGAGTCAGGATACAATGTTAACAGTGTTAAAGATAGAGATCAGTTTTTCAAAGACCTAGAGGATTTAGACTAATGAGCAGAAACCTTTGGCAGAAAGAGCGGAAAGAACTTTTCCGGTCACTGGTGGGACAGTACAAGTCTGAAGGCTATAACGACAAGGAAGCCAAGCGTCTGGCCCGAATAGAGGCTGACGAAATTATGGACGACAAGGAAAGTTTCATAGATAACATATGGGAGGAAGCCTACGATGACAGTTGAACTGATTGATCACATGGGTAATGATCTATCTGTTGTTAACGCTGCAAGGGTAAGCTTCAGCAAGGAAAGCAAAGAACTGTCAGGGAAAGATACTAATCTGATAAAGTATCTGGCAAAGCATAATCACTGGACACCCTTTGGTCATGCCTCTGCACAGTTCAGGATCAAGGCTCCGATCTTTGTGGCACGGCAACTGATGAAGCATCAGGTAGGTCTGGTCTGGAACGAGGTCAGCCGTCGCTATGTCAAGACTGACCCGGAGTTCTGGAAGCCTGACTACTGGAGACAAGCAGCGGAGGATGTCAAGCAAGGCTCACTCAGAAAGAAAGTGGCGTCACAATCTGTGATGGATCATATGTTTGCTGATGCAGAGCGTCACTGCGCTGATGCCTACAAAGCAATGATAGATACAGGCGTCTGTGCAGAACAGGCCAGAGCAATACTGCCGCAAAGTCTCTTGACAGAATGGTACTGGTCTGGTACACTTATGGCCTTCTCCAGAGTTGTTAAGCTACGCAATGCCAAGGACGCACAGCTAGAGACAAGAGCCATTGCAAAAGATATTGATACTCATATGAGAAAACTTTTCCCTGTGTCATGGAGTGCATTATGTGGAAGCTAGTATTAAAGAAGGAACTTGGTGATGTGGTTGTACAGAATTTTCGCACGAAGAAAGAAGCAGAAGACGAACTGCGAAACAGAACCGGACTCGTTCGGCATCTTACCCGCAGAACTGCAAAAGGAGTTTATGAAATCCAAAAGGGATAAAGACATGGAAGTTCTTATTGAAGTATATAAACCAAAAGCACGAGGAAAGATTGAAACATCCTTCAAGGCAGCGTGGCGTGGTCTTGAAAGGGTGGATAAAATCGAAACATTAATCTCGCTGGAGAGGGAGTTAGTTGCACAACGAAAAGAAATATCTTCTGAACTACACAAACACAGCAAAGGAAAGTGGTAATGCCCCCGGTTAAAACCCATCAATCCTGTCCCGATTGTGGTGGCACAACCTGTGTTACCGTCAACGATTGGGGAACCTACTGTCACAAATGTCATACCTCAACCCTTAACAAGGATATGAAAGATATGGAATCGGAACCTGTAAAGAAGGTGGTCCCTATGAATACACAGAACAAGTCACAATACAAGTACTCTGATATCTCAGACAGGCGTATCAGTTTAGAAACGTGTAAGAAGTATGATGTGACTGTTGTCAAGGAAGGCAACATGATCACGCATCACCGTTACAATTACTATGACGAGAATGGGCAACATGTTGGTAGCAAGTTTCGTCGCACCAACGACAAGGAGTTCTGGTCAGAGGGTGATCTCTCTGGCTGTGGTCTGTTTGGTCAGAACCTGTTCAATCAGGGTGGCAAGTTCATCACCATATGTGAGGGCGAACTGGATGCAATGAGCGCCTATGAACTGATGGGTTCAAAGTGGCCTTCTGTATCTCTCAAGAATGGGGCAGCATCAGCACTGAAGAACTGTAAGCAATCACTTCGTTACCTCAGTAAGTTCGATACTGTGGTGCTGTGCTTTGACAACGATGAACCGGGAAAGAATGCAGCGCAGGAAGTAGCCAAGTTATTTGAACCTAACAAGTGCAAGATCGTGGACCTTGAACTGAAGGATGCCAATGAGTATCTCAAGACGGGCCAGAGGCAGAAGTTCACAGAGGCATGGTGGAACTCTCGCACCTACACGCCAGCAGGTATCATCAACCTTGCCGACCTTGGTGCCTCTCTCTATGACGAGACAGAGAACCAGACCTGCCCCTATCCTTGGGCTGGAATGAACGACAAGACCTATGGTATGCGTACCGGAGAACTTGTCACGTTTACCAGTGGTGCTGGCATGGGCAAGTCCAGCATCATGCGTGAACTTATGTATCACATCATGCACAACACCGAGGACAACATTGGTGTGCTTGCTATGGAGGAGAACACCAAGCAGACTGCCTTCAACATTATGAGTGTTGAAGCCAATGCTAGGCTGTACATTCGTGAGATTCGAAAGGAGTACACGCAGGAACAGCTAGACGAGTATGAGAAGAAGACCATTGGCAGTGGCAGGTTCTTTGCCTTCGATCACTTTGGTAGCATCAGCAACGATGAAATCCTTGATCGTATCAGGTACATGGCAAAGGGTCTGGACTGTAAGTGGGTCTTCCTAGATCATCTATCCATCCTTGTCTCTGGTCAGGAAGACAACGGAGATGAACGCAAGTCCATTGACATTCTGATGACCAAGCTTCGCTCCCTTGTGGAGGAGACAGGCATTGCCCTGCTGCTGGTCAGCCATCTGCGTAGGCCATCAGGTGACAACGGTCATGAGAATGGTCGTGAGGTTACGCTGTCGCATCTGCGAGGCTCTGCCTCTATCGCTCACCTCTCTGATGCAGTGGTTGCACTGGAGCGTGATCAACAGGCAGACGATCCTATCGAAGCCAATACCACCACCATTCGTATTCTGAAGAACAGGTACACCGGAGATACTGGCGTGGCATGTTACCTGCACTATGATGGACAGACCGGACGTATGACACAGATTGGAAACCCCTTCTTGGAGAATGACAATGACGGTTAAGAAGCAATTCGATAAGGCTCTCTATGATGTGGCTGACAAGGCTGCAAAGGATGCTATGGTCACATGGCTGAAAGAGAACGATCATACCAGCATTGATACAAACGAAACTACTTACTTCGACATTGTTAGCACAGTAGAACCAGACCTTCCCAGACACCTCTATGAGGTGGAGGTAAAGTATTCTTGGCGAACACCGTGGCCTGATACATGGAAGGAGATACGAATACCGTATCGAAAGAAGAGACTGCTTGACAAGTGGAAGGACGAATGTTATAATGATCTACTTACATTCGTGGTCTTCCGTAATGATTGCAGTCAGGCATGGTTCATGGATGGTGACACTGTACTGAATGCAGAGGTCAAAGAAGCATCCAACCGTAACATAAGAAAGGGCGAACAATTCTTTCACATTCCAATGTCAGATGCATACCTAGTGGATATGAACAATGAAAGCAGTGGTGGACATAGAGACTGACAGTCTCAACGCAAAAGAAATATATTGTATAGTAGCGAAGAAGTACGACACAGGAGAGACGAGACAGTGGGTGCAGGGTGAGTGTGGTGAGTTCAGGGAGTGGTCAAAGCGCATTGATACTTTTATCATGCATAACGGTATCAGCTTTGACGCCCCTGTTCTTAACAGGCTCACAGGCTCCGACATCAGGCTGGATCAGATACGTGACACACTGATTGAATCTCAACTGTACAATCCTGTCAGGGATGGTGGTCACTCTCTTGAAGCTTGGGGTAAACGTCTAGGCTCTGAGAAGATAGAATACAACGACTACAGTCACTATACTCCTGAGATGTTGGAGTACTGCAAGCAGGATGTTAATGTAACTCAGAAGCTTGGCATGGCTCTGGAGAAAGAAGGCAAGGATTTTTCTGACAGGTCTTACAATCTGGAACGTCAGGTTCGTAGCATTGTGGACAGGCAACAGGAGAATGGCTTTGCCTTTGATATTATGAAGGCCATGATACTGGAAGCAAATCTATCTGATGAGTTATATAAACTTGAAGAGAAAGCGCATGATATGTTTCCTCCCAAGGTGG